TGCGTCTTGGGCATTGCGAGGGCGGCAGTGATCAGGGGATTGGTCATTTGCTTGCTCCGTTCTGATGAAGCAAACCCTATAGGACTCTGCATTTCGTGCCCCATCGGGTTAGCCGTAGCGGCTGGTTATAAGCAGTAAGCGGCGATTGCGAAGCATCCCAAGAAAGAGATGCTGCAAGCTAGAAAAAAGTCCTGTGTCATGGCGAGTCCTCCTGATTGGGATGGGTTGGGGAGCATTTGCGCTCCCGTTGGGGTTAGGCGCCAAATTCAGACAAAACGCGACGCGCAAGTCCGCTCGGATCGGAGCATCCCTCGCGGATCATCATGAGGGCAACGCCGTATCTATCGGCCCGGTAATTTTGATCGATCCAATTTTCTCGCGGTAAGTCCGACGCAATGACAGACGAAACGACGCCTTCCGATGCCAACTCGGACCGGAGCAAATGGAGGCGATTTGCATCGTGGGATTCCGCGAGCACTTGGCCGCTTTCGCGAACCAGTGCGTAATCACGATTGAAGCGGTTGGTCATTTGCTTGCTCCGTTCTGATGTCCCCTATAGAGCACGTCTCGATTTATCCGTCAAGCACAAATTTTGCGTTTGACAAACTATTTCATCCGTGGTCTATGGTGACCATGAGCATCAGACCGAAAACAAAAGAAGTAGAGCGCGCTATCAAAGCTGCGGGGGGCTTAGGGAAGCTTGCCGAGGCCATTGGCACGACAAAACAGGCCGTGGGCCAGTGGTACCAAATACCACTAGGGCGCGTCTGGGATGTCGAGAAGGCAACTGGGATACCGCACCAAGAGCTGCGGCCGGATTTCTTTGGAAAGGGGCAGAAGTGATTTACTTCAAATTATGGTTAATCGCTAATCAGATTGCGCTCTTATTCGGAATCGAAATCGCAATTTATAGGGGCAGAACATGAAAATAATCCGTTCGTCACGCGCCGAAACGCCCCCATCCCGCGCGTGGCATGGCTGGTCGGGCTCCAATGCCCGACCAGTTCCCTTGCAGTTGGCGATCGACGCAGGGGCCGTCCTAATGAGCATCCTGATCGTCATCGCTACGGCAATGAGTGTTCCTCTTGCCATATTCCTGTTGCTCTTCTGCAACTTTTAGACGAAAAGATGCCTTGTTCCCGTTTTATTCGTCTTGACGGAAACATGGCGACGCAGCGATACTTTTAGGCGAAAGATGGGCTGCGGGAAAACAACGGGCCGGATGTCCCCGCAGCCCCTAATCCTAACGATGGGGGTCGTCAGGTTTAGCTCTCCGATTCTCCCAGAGAACTTGTTCGCGTTTGCGTTGGTTTTGGTATGCCTGCTCGTAGGCATCCTCGATCAGCTTGGAAAGTTCTGCCTCGTGTAAAAACGCCATCTGGATAGGAGAACGGTTCAGCGGTAGTTGCATTGCAAACTCCCTTGAATGTCTACCCCTTTAGTAAAGGGCCGCAGTAGAACTTCGTGGTTGCACGCTGTCAAGTTCCACCATGTGCTGTTTGGTACACTTCGTTAAATTTAATGTTCCGTTCGATGTCCGTTCTTGAGAAGCGTCAATGACACATACGGTTTTTACGCACGTTCATGATCCTGATCCTGATCCGCCGGCGGGCGGCTAACAGCTGGAAAATGGGGAACTTATGGCTTCGCTTTGGAATGACGAGCTTATCGCTGAACTTAAGAGACTGCATCCAACCCACTCCGCTGCGGATATCGCAGCCCAATTAGGACAAGGCTTCACCCGTTGCGCTATCCTTGGGAAGTGTCATCGCCTCGGGCTCGTATCACCGCAACGGAGCAGCAAGCCAAAGGTTCCTCGCATTCGCGCCGAGCGCAAACCCGTCCTGAAGATCATTCGCAAGAATGGCAATTCAGACGGGATGAGGGTTATCCAAACAAGCCGGTTTGTTAAAGCCCCCGCGCTTCGCTGCGTAGAAGTCGTTCCCCGCCATCTGACATTGATGGACCTTGAGACGGGCGATTGCCGGTATCCCTACGGCGATGAAACGCTGACCTTCTGCGGCCATCCCGTGCAGGGCGAAAGCTCCTGGTGCCCCTCGCATCATGCGCTCTGTGTTGTCCCTCCGTCGCCTCGTCGCGACCAGGCCATGAAGCGCCACGGGACCGACTTTGGTAAGAGGATCTTCGGGTAATGGCTCATAAACTCACGAACGAACAGCGCGCGCTCATCATAAAGGCCTTGATGGACCGCCATTTTATCAAGGCCAAGAAATTGGCCGAGCAATTTGGATGCGGTCCGAGCTACGCCAAAAATCTGCGGTTTCGGCGTGGGCTTCCATTGATGCCGAAAAAGGTCTTGCCGCCGCTCGAAAGGCGCGAAGATCCTCGGTGGGAATGGGCAAAACGGCGGGGAGTGGTCAGCCTATGAAGGGTAAGATTCTATCGATCGTGAATGAATACGCTGCTTCTATCGTCAAGGAAGTGCGCGCTAAATATCCGATGAGTGACGTTGATTTCCGAACCTCTAGATCGGAGCGGGCCTCTAAGATTCGCGGGATCGTAATCCGGCGCTTGTATGAGGATGGCTTCAGTGTTCCCGAAATAGGCCGATGCCTGGGGTTCAATCCGGACAGGGTTATCTACGCCATCAATCCCAAAAGGCGCACTAGGAAGCTTGCGCGGGACAAACAAAGGTATGCGGAACGGGTGGGGGCTACACCATGAAGCCATCAATGGCAGACCGGGCCTATTTCTATTCCCTGCAAGGCTTGGCTATCGAGTGGATAGCCTACCGCCTCGGTATCGAGATTGGTCATGCAATCCGCCTTGTCCGTGACGGCAAGCTCCGTTCAGAAGCGGAGGCAGCATGATCGTATTGCATTTGCCTTTTCCCCCCTCGGTTAACGAGGCCAACAAGTTCTCCAAGCGCGGCTATTACCCGAGCACGGCAAAGCGGGACTTCTTCCGTGACGCCGATGCCCTTTTCCTGACCCAGAAACGTTCACTGGGCGGTTTAAAGATCGACGGGCCATTCAGCTACCATATTATTCTTAATCGCGCCCAGCGAGGCCCGCTGAGCGACGGTGACAACCTTACAAAGTATCCGCTCGATTTTGCCCAGCGTGTTGGGCTGATCGAGAACGACAAGTTCGCAGAAGGCGGCTCCTGGTCATGGGGCACCTGCCTTTACGGCGCGATGCTTTCCCTTCACCCATGTAATCAGGAGAAGTCCACATGAGCAGCGATACATGGCAGCATTTGGGCGAAGTGACCGAGCGCGTAACAAATCGATTGGGGCCGGTGACGTTCACCGTGGAACTCAACGGTCCGGTAGCCGTGGCGCTGTTCGCCCATGCGATGAAAACCCACACCAAACCGGAAGTTATCATGGCGGAAGCCGCTCGCGCATATCTGGGTGATGCATGAGGGAGCCCGGATATATCGCGCTACATCGTAGCGTTTGGGAGCACCCATCTTTTGCGCCAGAGCCGTTCACTGAGCGCGAGGCGTGGATATGGCTAGTCTCGACTGCCGCGTGGGTAGAAAAGCGCGTTCGCATTGGTTCATCAGTTATTGAGCTTAAGCGGGGGCAGCTTGCCTTTGCAACTAGGTTCCTCGCCCAGAAATGGCGCTGGGCTCATTCGAGAGTAGTTAGGTTTTTATTCCGCCTAGAAAACGATACAATGGTGAGTACACAGGCGACACGCCAATCGACACTCATAACCATTTGTAATTACGACAAATATCAGTTCAGCCGGAACGCAGATGAAACACAGATCGGAACGCCAACCGGAACACGCGCGGAACACGCGCGGAACAAAGAAGAAGAACTTAATAATATAACAACCAATATACCTCGCGCTCCTGCGCTCATTTTCGAGACGGATTGGCCGAAGGATTACCGGGAACTTTTCTGGCAAGCCTACCCGAAGCGCGTGGATAGGGCCTCGGCTCTCAGAAAGTTGGACCAGATACGTCGCGCGGGCGACTTGCCATGGGCAACCCTGCTGGGCGGCGTCAAGCGCTACGCTGCGAGCGTTAGGGGAACTGATCCGAAATACATCAAGGGTCCGGCGGCGTGGCTTAATGCCGGGAAGTGGGACGACGAGATCGTGACTAAAAGTTCCGTTTTCTATTCCAACAAAATGGAGGGGATTTTGTGATGGCTGAAACGGTAGACCAAGATGGAGTTGTTGAGGACAATACGCCGGGCCTTTATGCCCTCGCTGATCTTCCTGCCCGTGAGTCCGTTGCAAAGCGGTCGTTCGGCGTGGGTTGGCCTGAGTTGGACGACATCCTGAAATTCTACCTTGGTCAGCTCGTCGTCGTGACGGGTGTCGCGGGCCACGGCAAGTCAACGTTCGTCCTTAATGCACTTTTGAAGCTGGCGCTAGAGAAGGGCGTCAAAAGTTTCATGTACGTTCCCGAGAATGAGGCAAACCTTTTTGAAAAGCTTCGTCTGATCTGGCCGGGCAACGAGCGCAGCTTTACCCATTTCGCTCGGTCGCAGTGTTTGGTTCAATCCGCCGTTCCCCACTTTGTCAATGAAGCTCCTCACACGATTGAATGGGTTCTTGCCCGTGCCGCTGAGGCCGTTTCCGATCATAAGGTTGAAATGGTCCTGATCGACCCGTGGAATGAACTGGACCATGCAAGGCCGAACGGTGTTTCGATGACCGATTATATCGGCGGCTGTTTGCGGCTCGTAAAGCAGTTCTGCCGTGTGCACGATGCCATTGTGATTATCGTTGCGCATCCCACTAAGGCGGTAAACGAAAACGGCGGTCGCATCGCTACCCTCGCAGACATCGAGGGCTCAATGAACTGGTTCAACAAATGCGACAACGGCCTGATTGTCGTCCGCGATCCCGAGCGTCCCGCTGCACGTGTGATTAGCGCAAAGGTCCGCGAGATCGGCGCAGGTAGAACCGGGAGCTGCCATTTCACGGTTGATCCGAGCACTGGAAAATTCAAACCGCAATACGGAGCGTCATTCAATGAGTGACCTTGAAACCAAGAAGCGGGAGATCGCAGCGCTTGCTGGGGAAGTCTCGGCCTTTACGCTGGCTCTCGCTGCCAAGGGCATCGACGCTCGCGATCCCGGCGACCTGGAAGCATACGACATCATTAGTCGGATCGAGCGCAAGATGGCATCGGGAGCAAAGGTGAAAAATGCGAAACACGGCTAAAATTCTTGAATTTCCCTACGCGAAGGTAAGCGTTGAAACCCGAAAGGGCCAAGCGGTGATTCTGACAATGCCGACTCGCAAGGAATGCCCGATAGCGATGCTACCGGCTGTAATGGCGTTGGAGTGGATGAAGATTTGGATGGATGTATGAGCGATCCTTTTGCCGATCTTCCGAAGGGCCATTACGGCGCGATCTTGGCTGATCCGCCATGGTTGTTTGAAATTTGGGGAAAGAACGAGGGCGCAAGCCGCGATCCAAAATATAACTGTATTGATTTAGAGGGGCTAAAGGCTTTTCCCGTTAATGATTTGGCCGCGCAAGATTGCACGCTTTTTATGTGGATAACATGGCCCGTTCTGAAGGATGCGCTCGAACTTATTGGTGCGTGGGGATTCCGCTACAAAACTTGCGCTTTCTGCTGGGTGAAAGCTCACGCTGGGCAAGTCGAAATGTTTGCAGAAGAAATACCGGTCCAAGTCGGGCTTGGCTATTGGACGCGCGCTAATTCAGAAGTTTGCCTTCTCGCCACCCGTGGCAAACCAAAGCGCATTAACGCTGACGTTCGCCAAGCCATCATTGCCCCTAGACGCGAGCACAGCCGCAAGCCGGACGGCATCCATGAGCGCATAGAGCGTCTGGTGTCTGGACCCTATCTAGAATTATTCGCGCGCCAACGGCGTCCTAAGTGGGATTGCTGGGGTAACCAGACCGACAAGTTCGCAGAAGCAGCAGAGTGAAGTTTAATCAAAGGAGAAAGCCAAATGATCAAATGCACATTGATAGAGATCGACAACGACAATCGCGCGATCATCTGCGTGGGGGAAGATCCTCGTGGGAAGGTTGAAACGACTAAGCCGCTTACGTGGATTGGCTATGAACAAGGTCATTTCAGGGTCGGTGACAAAGCATATCAGTTTATCACTGCCGATGAGGCCGTGAAGTTAGGTTGATTTGCGTCCAACTGCATCACTGAGGAAGCAACGATGGAATGGAGAGTTATAGAGGATTTTCCGATCTACGAGGTTAGCGAATTCGGGCATGTTCGCAGAATCAAAACGGGCAAGCTTTTGGCGTCTGTCTCAGATCGTGGATATCAACTTTATCGTCTTTGCAGGGGTAGTGAGAGGCCGGCTGTGCGGGCGCATACGCTGGTTCTGAAAGCTTTCGTTGGGCCGAGGCCATTCGAGGGCGCAGAGGCTTGCCATCATGACGGTCAGCGCGATCACAATCATTATAGCAACTTGCGGTGGGATACTCATGAGGCAAATCTTGGCGACATGGATCGACACGGCACGTCCCGCAAGTTGGATACTGCAACGAGCCTAAAGATTAGAGAATTGCTCGCTGCGGGGACGGCTCATCGGGCCATCGCGGAGCGGCTTGGAGTAGGTAGAGGTACAGTCGGGCGTATTGCGTTAGACCAGCACTGAAACTTCCAACCTTGGGGCATCACCTTTGGCACGACCTAAGCGCAATAAACCGAACGACCTGAAAACCGTCCATGATAGGCGGGCCACGCAATCAAACATGGGAGTCGAAAACTATCTTCAACCGGATGAAATCGAAGATCCCTTTGAACGCGGAGCCATCATCGTTGTAATGAGGCAGAAGCGCGGCGATCCTCTTGGGGCTCTCAAGGTCCGCCGGCATATCTCGGCGGCGCAGTATGAGGCGGGTAGGGCGTTCCAGGATGATTTTGAAACAATAGAAAGCCCGGCGCAGGCGGTAGATCCGTCTAAGCCATATGTTGATTGTAGCCGAAACCCACAGCCCCTCTCAGGTTCATTCTCGCGGGCGCTGATGCGGTTAAATCACGCCAATAGGGAATTGGGCATGATTGGCTCTGCTATCGCCCACGATGTTCTGGTGGCCGGCAAGGGCTATGACGAGATTGCCGCCGATCGGGGATATTCCGGGGAGCGTTGGGAGAAATATTTTGGTTTGAGATTTCGAGAGGCGCTGGATACCCTGGCTATTTGCTACGGCTTTGCGATGGAGAAA